AAAAAGAACAGATGAAAAAAAGAAAACTAAACAGCTCAAATCCTAAGTATAAAACTAAAATTACAGAAGATGTTAAGGTGCGTAAAGTTTTTATTAAAGAAGTTAGGGGTGTTAAAATCTATGCCACCTATTCAATCTAATTTGATTAATCTACTTCTTATTAGAGATACCTTCTCAGACAAATCTACTTTAGGAGAACTTTTTTTAAACGGAGAAAGGATGTGTGATACCTTAGAAAATCCTTGGAAAGATAATCAAAGGAATATAAGTTGCATTCCAAAAGGAAACTATAAAGTAAGACTTAGACTTCCTAGAGAATCAGCTTCAAGAGATTATTTACATCTATTAGTTCAAGATGTGCCTAATCGTAAATGGATTCTAGTACACCGAGGAAATTTTCCATCTCAAACCCAAGGCTGCATCCTAGTCGGCTTAGGAAGCGAACAAGACATTGTTCATAACTCTACGCTTGCTATGGACTTATTAATCAAAGAATTAATACATTTGGGAGCAGAAAACATTAATTTAATAATCAAAAATAAATAGAATGAAGAAATTAAAAAATTGGTTTACAGGCTTATTCATTAAGCAGATTTTCACATCAAAGAAGTTCATTTATACCTTGATAGGGGTTTTAACGACTCTATTAAGTAAGGAGTTCGGATTGAATCCTGACGAAGTAAGTAAAATATTAATGTCAATTGCTGCTTTAGTTGTAGGTCAAGGGCTAAGTGATATTGCTAAGAAATAAAGTTTGTCAGGTAAAAGACTAAGACTTTCCCCTGAAGAAGTTGAGTTAATCAATGAATCTAGGGGAAAGGACTTATCAAATATTAACGGCAATACTGCATTAGATATACATCTTAAAGATAGAGGTATCGATAAGAATGATATTGTAAGCGTTAAGCATTGGCAGAATATGGGAGGGGATTTACGCTTTTCCATAGTTACCAAAGAGCAATATGGTACTGACCAAAATGATGTACTTGAAGATATTAAAAGTCTTATTGAAAATCATTCTCCAAAATACCCTGAAATTAAACGAGTTAAAGGTGAACACTTATTAGTAATAAACCCTGCTGATATTCATATAGGTAAATTAGGTGTAGCATTAGAAACTGGTGATGACTATAATACAGAGATTGCATACAATAGAGTTTTAGAAGGCGTTACAGGACTTATAAGTAAGGCTCAAGGGTTTAGTATAGATAGAGTATTATTTTGCGTTGGTAATGACATTTTACATATTGACAATGTCTATAATACAACAACAGCAGGAACTCCACAAGATGCAGATGGTAAATGGTGGCAACACTTTGAAGTAGCTTTAAAGCTTTATGTTAAATGCGTTGAGATACTTAGACAAGTAGCTCCTGTAGATGTAGTACATTCAATGTCTAATCACGATTATCAAAGTGGATTTCATTTAGCACACTCTTTAAAGTCTTGGTTTAGGAATACTAAAGATGTAACTTTTGATATTTCAGTAGCACACAGAAAATACTACAAGTATGGTTCTAATCTTATAGGACTTGAACACGGAGATGGTGCTAAGATGGATAAGCTACCAATGTTAATGGCAAATGATAGACCGTTAATGTGGGCTGAAACAAAATACAGATATTGGTATCTCCATCACATACATCACAAAGTAAAATACAAATGGTTAGACGCTAAGGACTTCATTGGAGTTACTGTAGAATATATGCGTTCACCAAGTGGAACTGATAGTTGGCACAATCGCAAAGGATTCTGTGGAGTACAGAAAGCAGTAGAAGGATTCATCCATTCCAAAGAATCAGGACAAATAGCAAGGCTAGTACACTATTTCTAGCACCCCGTATAGCCGTTTTAGGCACTTTCTTTTCTTTTTAATACTAATATACTAGACAAGCTATAAAGTTCGTCCTAGATGTAAACACCTTAATTGTTAATAACTTTGTTTATCATTGTGTTTATAACATTATATTTTTATATCTTTGCTTCATATTAATCAATACAATTAAAATGAAAAACTTTAAGATTACAAATTTAAAAAGCAAAGTAGTTCAGTATATGAACGAAAGCGAAAAGGAACAATTCTTTACTAAAAATTCTTATGGGAATTACAATTCAGAAAGTTGGAAAGAAAGAAGAAATAAAAAAATTGAGAATATATCTTTTTCAGTTTTTGTTTTAGGTTCGTTCACAATTCTTTTATTATTAATGTGTGGAACATTAGGTTTCATTGACTCTTTAATATTTTAAAAATGGAATTACTAAAAACAATAAAAGTAAATGAGGTGGTAAACAATATTACTACGTCAGTATTAGATGGTACTATAAACCCATTAGAAGCTATTGTAAGCCTTAAAAAGCTTGAGGAGATAGTAAAGAAAGCAAAAGCTAGAATAAACGAATCAGTAATAACTGAAGCTGCTAAGTATGGCAAGACCTTTCAATATGGAGATGCTGAGATAACTAACAAGGCTAGTGCAGGTCGTTATGACTATTCTAACATAGTTGAAATAGTATCAAAGGAATTAGCTTTAAAAGCTTTAAAGGATAAACATAAGGCAGCATTAAAAGTTGATGTAATTGACTTAGATACTGGCGAACTAATAGAAGCACCAATATACAAAGGAGGTAAAGAGATTATCTCTATCAAATTAAATAAAGAACTATAATGAATTTAGAAAAATTAAAAACAGAGATACCTTTTAAATGGAGGGTACAATCAGCAAATCAATGGGGAGCTTCCTGTGTAGCTTATATAGACGCAAGAGATTGCCAAGACATATTAGACCAAGTATGTGGTCAGGAAAATTGGCAGACTATATATTACGAAAGTGCAGGTTTATTATTTTGTAAAGTAGGAATAAAAATTGAAGAAGATGAATGGGTATGGAAGTCAAATACAGGAGCAGAATCTAAAGTTGAAAAAGACAAAGGACTTGTTTCAGATGCTTTTAAAAGGGCTTGTGTTGAATGGGGTATAGGAAGATTCCTTTATCGTAAGACTATTGTAAAGCTACCTGTAAAAGAAAAAAATGGTAGGTTTGCACCTTACTCACAAAAGACAGGTAAGTTCATCTATGGAGATGATATAACAAAATGGTGTAATTCACTAAGTAAATAATTTAATTAATAAAGACCTGCAAAATCAGGCACAATAAAAATGGAAGTAAAAGGAACAGTAAAATTAAAGTTAGCAGTAGAAAGCGGAATCAGTAAGTCAGAAAAGGTTTGGAAAAAGCAAACAGTAGTAATTGATACTGGTGGGGAATTTAATAATGAAATTGCAGTAAGTGCTTTTGGAGATGAAAAGTTAGCGTCTTTAAATAAACTAGAAGTAGGTATGGAAGTTAAAATTCTTTGTAATGTCTATTCAAGAGAATACAATGGTAGATACTTTCATAACATAGACGGGTATCACTTTGCACAAGTAAATCAGACACCACCTGAAGGATTAGACGGTCATTTTAAAGGTACAACTCCTGACGATTTACCATTCTAATATGACTGAAGAATATAACTTTAAATGTATATGCAGTCTTACAACTAGAGTTCTAGGATTAGCTGACGGTTCTCTTTCTACAAAGAGTAGGAAGCGACCACTACAGGCAGCTAGAGCAGTAGCTAGTTGCATAGCAAGGACTGAAGAAGATATACACAGAGCAATTATTGGTAAAGTACTTAACAGAGATAGAAGTAATATCTATCATTATGAAAGGACTCATAAAAAATTCTTTGCTACTTGTTTAGTTTATCGTAATACTTTTAATAAAGTCTACAAAGCTTATTTAGATATTGATGGTACAAAAGAAGTATTTACTGACAAAGATTTTATGAAAAGCTATTTACTAAACAAGGGAGTTAGTGAAAAACTAAATTCTGATGTAAAACTAAAAATTAAAAGTGGTAGAGTTACTTGTTTAATAAAAACTTCTTACTTTGACTTCTCAAATCAATTAGAAAATATTAAATTAGCCCTCAAAAATTATCATTATTCTGTAAAAATTATATGAAGCACTTACTAAGCAGTTCAGCATTTATAATATTCAATAAAGAATTAGCAAGGCAGGTAGGATTAAAAGAAGCTATCCTACTTGCTGACCTAATATCAAAAGAAGAATACTTTATAGCAAATGGTATGACTGATGGTTGGTTTTTTAATACTGAAGCCAATATCGAGAAAGATACTACACTTACACCTTATCAGCAAAGAAAGTGTCTTAAAACTCTTAAAACAAATCTTGTCTTAGAAACTAAGCGTAAAGGCATACCTGCAAAGCAATACTTTAAAATAAATGAACAACAAGTTATTAAGTTACTGAACAACTTGTCAGCTACAAACTTAACTTCTATTAATAAGAATAAAGAAATAAAAATAATTAATAAACTCTTTACAATACCAAA